CTGTTTTAAATTCCCCCAAAAACGATTCAAAGAGCCACGAAAATGACTGAGAAGGTCATAGAAGGTCGCAAGACGACCCAAGAAGCCTCAAACGGGCTTCAAACGGTTTTGGGTAGGGACACAGAAGGTGAAAACACGCTATTTGGCGTCCAAACGCCCAGAATTCACACGCCATTGAACGATTTACCCTCGCGCGGGCTTGAATTGGTTGATCTTGCCGGTGACTTGGGTATTGAACTCATGGAATGGCAGAAATTTGCGCTCATTCACACACACAAAGTCAAGCCTGACGGACGCTGGGCAACGCCAGTCAATTGCGTCGTTGTGGCACGCCAACAAGGAAAAAGTTTTTTGCAGTTAATCAGAATCATGGGCGGTCTTTTCCTATGGGACGAAAAACTGCAAATCGGGTCGGCGCACCGCTTGTCCACGTCGTTGGAACAATTCCGCGCAATGGTTCAAATGATTGAAGGCAATGACAATTTGGCAAAACAAGTCAAGAAGATTCGCTGGCAGCATGGTGGTGAGGAAATCGAAACAATGACTGGCAACAGATTCATTGTGCGTGCCGGCGGTTCGGCTGCCCGTGGTGTTTCCAGACCTTCAACCATTCATTTGGACGAATTGCGTGAAATGACGGACATTGAATCTTTTGCTTCGCTGCGTTATACGCTCATGGCTGCGGCAAACCCAATGGTCATGGCGTACACAAATGCCGGTGATTCCAGTTCCGTAGTTCTCAACGCATTTCGTGATAGGGCGTTGGCTGCGATCGGTGGGGTCGAAGATGACATTGGGTATTTCGAATGGTCTGCGCCAACTGACGAAATGAGCGTTGAAAACGCAAGGCACTCAAACCCTTCAATGGGTTATTTGTTCCACCCCGACAACATCAAATCAGTTTTGAACGACCCGCCCGACGTGGTTATGACTGAAGTGTTATGTCGTTGGGTCGTTGCCATAAATAGTGCGGTTGATTCTGCTTCATGGGGTAATTGTCTTGATAAAACGGTTGACTTGGACGTTGACAAATTGACGTGGCTTGCGATCGACCTTTCGCCAGATCGACGTCATGGCAGTTTGGTTGGGGCACAAAAACTTGGGGACGATAAATTCGTCGTGAAGTTGCTGCACACTTGGGCAAACGAATTGCAATTGGACGACAAAGCCATTGCCAACGAATTGGCAGATTATGCCCGCAAGTATCCGACTGAATACGTCCTTTACTCACGGAAAACCGCTGGCGCAGTCGCGGCGCGACTTGCACCCGCTGGAATTCCAATTTTCGACATGGACGGTGCGTATCCACAAGCGTGCGACGAAATGTTGTCGGCGATCAACAGTGGTCGTCTCAAACACCGTGGGCAAAGTCAATTATCTGAAGAAGTTTTGGCGGCAGTGCAACTGCGTCGTGGTGACGGTGGTTGGGTTATTGGACGGCGAGCGTCACAATCGGTTGTGTGCGGTGCAGTAGCAGTTGCGCTTGCGACACATTTTGCGACACGCCCAGACAATGATCTTGACATCATGGTTGGTTGATCGTATAAGCCTGACACAATTTGGGCATGGCATTTTCTGATCTATTTACGCGCAAGGCTACGGCTGCCGTCACAGTCGAAGCCGCAAACGTGGACGCAGCGGCAATTGCACCGTACTACACCGAAGTTTCAAATCTTTATTTATTCGGTGGGGTTGTCACTGCTACACGCGCCGAAGCAATGAGCGTTCCAACATGTGCGCGCGCATTGGGAATCATTCAAACAATTGGTTCACTTCCCATGCACACACGCAATGAAGCAACTGGCGAGAAAGTTACGCAACCACGCGTTATCAACCAACCTGACCCAAGAATTCCAGGGTCAACATTTTGGTCTTGGATAATTTCAGATTTATTTTTCTTCCCTGCCGCTTATGCGTACGTTATGGAACGTTATGCAGACACCGGAAAAATTCGCGCTATGGAAAGAATTGCGCCGGAACGTGTAACAATCACACCAACTGCAATGGGTTATGAAATTCAGTCGTATCAAATCGACGGTGCTTATGTTGACCCAGCAAATCTTGTTGTTTTTAACGGTACACAAGAAGGTTTGCTGAGCCGTGCCGGTCGTACAATCAAAGCGGCTGCCGCACTTGAACGCGCTGCAATGAATTTTGCCGCTGAGCCAATTCCACAAATGATTTTAAAATCAAATGGAACGTCATTGCCAGCAGATCGCGTTGCGAAATTGTTAAGCGCATGGCGTACGGCTCGCGCAAGCAAATCAACCGCATTTCTTAATGCTGACGTGACACTTGAAACAATTGGTTATGACCCAAAGAATTTGCAACTTAACGAAGCACGCAATTATGTTTCACTTGAATTGGCGCGCGCTTGTGGTCTGCCAGCGTATTTCACAGATTCACAACAATCATCATTTACTTATTCAAACGCGCTTGACAAGCGACGCGACCTTGTAGATTTTGCGTTTAGAAATTATATGTCAATTATTGAACAACGTTTGTCATTTGCAGATTTCACACCGGCTGGAAATAAAGTTTCATTTGACCTTGACGATTTCTTGCGTGGTAATCCATATGAGCGCGCGCAAGTTTATGAAATCTTGAATCGAATCGGCGCAATGTCGATCGACGAAATACGCGAGGAAGAAGACATGCTGCTATGAGCAAAAAAGTAATCACACCAATGCAGATCACGGCGGCAGATTCAAACAGTCGCACAATCACTGGTCGAATTGTTACATTCGAAGAAACTGGCAACGCGTCAATTGGGAAAGTTCAATTTGCTGCCGGTTCAATCGAGCCAACACCGGTGCTGCTTAATCTTGAACACGATCGAACACGTCGAATTGGAAAAACATTGTCAATTGAATCAACTGATACCGGAATTGAAGCAACTTTTAAAATAGCAAACACAACTGCGGGAACTGACGCACTTGTTGAAGCACAAGAAGGTTTGCGCGACGGTTTCAGTGTCGAAGTTTCATTTGACGAATACGAAACACTCAAAGACGGCACTGTTCGCATTTTGGCGGGTGAATTGACTGGCGTTGCATTGACGTCGGAACCGGCAATTCGATCAGCACGCGTTGAAACCGTAGCCGCAACAGAGGAAGAACAGATTTCAGATTCGACAATCGAACCTGAAGCAACAACAATCGAAGGAGAAGACGAAGTGGAAGACACCGTCAAAGACGCTTCAACCGCCGAAACGGTAGAAGCCGCCCAGTCAATCACCGCAACTGCAAATGCGGTTGGTGGTTGGAAATCAACACCACGAATCGAAATCACTGCTTCAAAGTACCTAGAAAACAAGGTTCTTGCTGCAACTGGTGACGAAGCAGCACGACAGTACGTTTTGGCTGCGGACAACACAACTGACAATGCTGGTCTTGTGCCAACACGTCAATTGTCCGAAGTAATCAACGGACTATCAACAACAATTCGTCCAAGCATTGACGCGATTTCACGCGGTGCATTGCCAGACGCAGGAATGACATTTGAAATTCCAAAGATCACTGTTGCACCAACTGTTGCAGTGACCGCAGAAGACGCAGCGTTTAGCGAGACAGATCAGAATTCAGCGTTCTTGTCAGTTGACGTCAAGAAGTTCGCAGGGCAGCAAAAATTCTCAGTCGAATTGCTGACCCGCACTAGCCCATTATTTTATGATGAGTTATTGCGCAACATGGTCGCGGCAATGGCTAAGGCACAAAATGCTTACGTCAACGCTGCACTTATTTCCGGCGCGACACTAGACGGAACAACAACAACAACTTACCCAACCGCAACTGAATTGCTTGGCGTTATTGCTCGCGGTTCAGCAAGTGTTTATGCTGCAACTGCTGGTCTTGCAAATCCATTTGCACGAAACATCATTGCTTCAACAGGTCAGTGGTCAAACTTAATGACATTGAATGACGCTGGACGTCCAATTTACAACACAGTGACAAACCCAATGAACCAAGCAGGTTTGGCAACACCAAATTCCTTGACTGGAAATGTTGCAGGTTTGAATCTTTATGTTGACCCAACAAACGCAGGTGACGGAGACGGAACACTGCTTGTTGTTAACCCAGACGCATACACATGGTACGAAGGAACTTCATACCAGTTGCGTGCCGAATCTACTGCTGACGGTTCAATCACCGTGGGCGTGTATTCATTTGGCGCAGTGGCGACAAAGATCGCTGCTGGTGCGTTTAAGAATAACAAGGCGTAATAGCCAACAACTAATCATGCGGCGGGTTCTCCCGATCTCGCCGCAGCCGATCGAAAGGAACGCTCATGCCAAGTATCGTCACCGCAACACAATTGCGAACAGTGCTTGGCGTGAGCGTTTCCTTATACAGTGACGCTTATCTCGACGAAATTATCAACACCGCCGAAGCAGTAATTTTGCCAATGTTGGTTTCAAATTCTTCGGCAGTAAATTCATACAAACTTGAATCAAATGTTGCTTACTATTACACCGTTCGTCCACATCATTTTGTGGCTGGTCAATCACTCATTGTGACTGGTCTGCCAGCACCATTTTCAGCCACCGTGACAGTTGTCAAGGCATTTGACTATTACTTCACCGCAGCAATTACAAACGCCGACGTAACATTGCGCGAGATCATTCCAAACGGTACGGCAACACTTTCCGGCTATTCAGCAGCCGATCTTTACGCAAACAGTGCGCCAATCGAATCAGCCGTGTTGGCAGTTTCAGTTGAAGTTTTCCAATCACGCGTTGCAGCCGGTGGACAGATCGAAGGCGTCGATTTTGCAAGTACGCCATACAGAATGGGTCGCAGTTTGACCAATCGTGTATCAACCTTGCTTATGCCATTTTTAGACGTTGAAACGGTTGTGCAGTAGTGACCGCCAATGCCATTTCCGATACCCGCGCAGCCTTAGCCAACGCGTTTTCGTCACTTTCAGCAAATGTCTACGGAAGCGTTCCAGAATCGCCAATTCCACCGGCAATTGTGGTCGTTCCAAATTCGCCGTACATGGAAGTTGCGTTAATCGGTAAAACTTCGACAAAAGTCAAACTCAATTTTGCAATCACCGCCATTGTTGCTTCGAATAGCAATGCTGGTTCGCTAGACAATCTGGAAAAACTCATAATCGGAATTCTTGCGGCAATGCCCGCAGGATACGTTGTTGGCGTTGTTGAAAAGCCGACAGTGTTGGAAGTAGGACAATCTCCAATGCTGGTTGCTGACATAAACGTTTCGACGTACTACACACAAACAACATAAGGGGATAACGTGGCAACAACGATCATCACGGGTCGCGATCTAACTTTGACGATCGCGTCCACAAACTACGACGCGCAAGCGACCAGCGCCGTTCTTAGCAATTCACCAACGGTCACCACATACCAGACACTTGACGGCAAGGCATACAAGCACATTGACGATCAGTGGACTTTGGACGTCGAAATGCTTGCGGACTGGGGCGCAACTGGTTCATTGTGCGAGGCACTATGGACTGCTTGGGAATCAGCACCAAACACAACTTTGGCGGTTTCATTAACCGCGGCAACTGGTGCGGTGTTCACATGCAACGTCATGCCAGTCGTTCCGTCAATCGGCGGGGCTGCACCAGACGCGCAGACAGTTTCACTATCATTCGTAGTGGTTAACAACCCAAGCGAAACATTCAGTTAAAATCTAACAATCGGGAGACAAAATGAAGTTACCAATAACAATTGAATACACCAATGGCGATCAAGTTACCTATACGGCAGCACCGCCAGAGTGGGTGAAATGGGAGAAGCACACCGGCAACACCATTGCACAGGCACAGGAAAAAATCGGAATTTCCGATCTTGTTTTCCTTGCTTATCACGCTATGAAGCGTGAAGCAGCGGGAAAGCCAGTTAAGCCGATCGAGGTCTGGACTGAAACAATTTCAGAAGTCATTGTCGGTGACGCAAACCCAAAAGCCACCCAGTCGGAAGCCTGAATCGAATCGTTTGGGAATTAGCCCTAACAACTGGGTTATCACCAAATGAATTTGATTCGGCTGAGGACATTCTCACGGTGATCGAGATTTTGGAAGGACGGAACAATGGCAAGTGACGCAATCGCCTACGACAAGGCTGAATTGCGTGCCATTGTCCGTTCATTCAAAGCAATGGACGAAGA